GTAAAGGTTGACCCTAAAGGGGCGGTGTCTGGCTCAAGTAGAGCGAGTACAGCCATTAAAGGCATCGGTAAGACCGCCTCTAGAGTTAAGAATCAAATCTTCTCACTTAATGGCGCAATGGGTGCTTTAGGTGTTGGTGCGGTAATGAAGTCCGTAATCCAAAGTGCTTCGGGTTTAGAAAGCCTAAGAGTAAGATTAAAGTTCCTTACAGGTAGCACGGTCGATGCTGGTAAAGCATTTGATACTATGACTAAGTTCGCATCCAAAGTGCCGTTCGCACTAGAGGACATTCAAAGCGCATCCCCACTTCTCTTAACAATCACAGATGATATTGATGAGTTAAATGGCTTGTTAGAAATGACAGGTGATATTGCTGCGGTATCTGGTCTTGACTTCGTTAAAACAGCAGAACAACTACAAAGAGCAATGGCATCCGGTATTGCTAGTGCCGACTTATTCCGTGAACGTGGTGTAGCCGCCTTCTTGGGATTTGAGCAGGGTGTGACTTATAGTGCTGACGAGACTAAGAAGAAACTTAACGAAATGTGGGAAGGAAATACAACTTCCGCTGTAGGTGCTACTAAAGAATTAGCTAAGACATTCCAAGGTCAAGTATCAATGATGGAGGATGCGTGGTTTAAGTTAAAGATTCAACTAGCTGAAACTGGCATCTTTGAAGAGGTTAAGGATATTGTTTTAAGTATCACAGGCTCTTTAGGCGACCCACAAACTATTGCGATGGTTAAAGAGTTTGGTAATGGCATTATGTCAGTAGGTAAGGCTATGGGTAGTGTGTTTGCTACTCTTATGAAGGTTGACCCGTGGATTCTTGAAGTAGGTGTTATCATGGCGTTCTTAGGTGGTAAGAAGGCTAGAGTTGTATTAGCAGGAATAACGGCTTTAACTGTAGGTTTAGATAAAGTAGCTACAGCCTTTACTAAGTTTGATAAGCCTAAAGACTTTGTATTTATTGACCATGCACAAATAAAGAAAGAAAAAGAGGCTATTGTTGGGTACGAGGCTGAGTTAAAGATTCTAGCACTTCAAAAGAAAGCTGTTGAAGAGACAAGTATGTTTGGCGACATGGAACTCAATGCTACAGAGGCTCAACAGGTTATAGCGGGTTTAGATGCCTCTATGCTTAGTTATAACTTAAACATTAAAAACGCTAACGCTAGTATTGACAAACTATTAAAAGCTGGTGAGAAGGCAGATGTTAAAGATATAGTTTCAACACCGGAAGTTACAGTTGACCCAACAATCAAGAAGTTCAAAAAGCTAATAGCTACTAATGATAAATACATTCAAAGTATTAAGAATGTCGGTATCAATTTAAGTGATGAAGAGAAACTATTACAAAACTACGGCAATGAGTTAGAAAGAATCAACGCTTTTGCTGAAACTAATAAACTAACTGAAGAGCAAAGAGCAGAGGCTATTGGAAATACAACTACGGCTTATGAAGAGGCTGTAGCAAGGCTGGCTGAATTGGATAACCCAATGGCAGGGTTCGCAGATAGTATTGATGATATATTTGGCAATGGTGGAACTTTAGCTTCTGGTATTGGTGATGCGACTGCTCAAATATTAGTGTTTGGCGAAAAGTCTAGTATAACAATGAAGAAACTAGGGCAGATGATTCTAGGTTCGGTGGTAAGTTCAGTAGTTGAGATGGGCGTTCAGATGGCTATCAACTGGGCTAAAGATTTAATATTTAAGAAGGCGGATGTAGCATCCACGATTACATCCCAAACAGCAAAAACAACGGCAGCGATAGGCGCAATCACAGCGGTAACAACAGCAAATGTGGCTGCGGGTGTAGCAACTACGGCTGCATGGACTCCGGCTGCGGCTATGGTATCACTTGCTAGTTTTGGTGCTAACTCAGTACCGGCAATGGCAGGAATTACAGCTACAACTTCGTTAGCAGTAGCTTCGGCACAGATGGCAAGTTTACCTTCAGCAGAGGGTGGTGGTTTTACTGGTTCTGGCTCTCGCTCTGGTGGTGTTGACGGTAAAGGTGGTTTTCTTTCTATCCTTCACCCTAAAGAAACAGTAATTGACCATACTAAAGGACAAGGCTCAGTTAGTGAGTCTGGTGTACAGACAACCAATGAAGTTAATATTGATTTTACAGTCAACGCTATGGATTCACAGTCGTTCCAACAATCTATGGTTGAAAATAGCGAGTTAATAGTTGGCGTAATTAGAAACGCATTTAACGCAAATGGACAGGCGGTACAAATATGAGTTTTCCAACAACACCAAAAGCTAGTTCAATTAAGATTACTGGCATTAGCCCAACGCTTACAAGTGTTACGCACTCATTAAAAAGACAGGCACGCTCCCGTGGCGCTCAAAGATGGATGATTGATGCGAAATATCCTCCAATGTCCCGAGGTGAATTTGCGCCACTCTGGGCGTTTGCTAATGCTCAACAAGGACAATATGGCACTTTCCTTTATACACCACCTATATACAAAGACACGAGCGGTACAGCTACTGGCACATTACTTGTAAATGGTACTGGCATTGATGCTGGCGATTCATCTATTACGTGTGACGGCTTAACTGGGCTTTTAAAAGCTGGTGATTTTATTAAGTTTGCTGGACACGATAAAGTTTATACATTGACCTCAGATGCTTCAACAACATTATCAATAGAGCCTCCGTTAATGAGTGCGGTAGCTGATGATGAAGCTATTACATATACAGACGTTCCGTTTACTATGGCATTTGCTAATGATAAGCAGATTATGAGTGTTGGTACAAATCAACTAATTGGCTTCTCGATTAAATTAGTCGAGGTTGTATAATGGATAGAGGCTCAAGTTCAGCATTTCAAAATGAGGTTGTTAAAGGGCAAAACCGTCCTGTTCATTTAGTTGAGGTTTACTTTGACGATGATACAGTCCGAATGACTGATGCCTATAAAACAATCACTTATAATTCAAATGATTATTTAGGCGTTGGACACTTTATGGGTTTTAGCGATATAAAAGAATCCTCACAAGTTGTTGTTTCGAGCGTTACATTATCGTTAGGTGGTGTTGACCAAGCATGGGTATCGCGTGTACTAAATAAGGCATACATTGACCGTACTGTTAAGATATACACAGCATTTTTAGGTGATGCTCAAGATTTAGTAAGTGACCCAGTATTAATCTTTGAAGGTTGTATGGATAAACCAACGATTAACGAAGACCCTAAGAGTGGCAAATCTTCAGTTAGCGTTAGTGCTACAAATAGCTGGGTGGATTTTAACCGCAAAACAGGCAGGCATACAAATCACGAAGAACAACAAGTCCACTTCCCCGGGGATATGGGTTTTGAATATGCCTCAGAGATAGTAAAAGAAATACCCTGGGGTAGGTAATGAATCCTAAAAGTGAAATAGCATTACATATGTTTGTTCAAGATTCAATCGGAAAGCCGTTTCAATTCGGCGTTAATGATTGTCCGTTATTTGTAGCTGGTGCGATTGATTCTATGTATGGAACATCTTTAAGAGATGAATACACTGGCAAATGGAAAGACCAAAAATCAGCGTGGAAATTTGCTAAAAAGAATGGCGATATTTCTGAACAACTTAAATCTAAAGGATGCGTTAATGTAGAATTAAGCCATATTCAAACGGGTGACATAATTGTTATGGAACAAAAACTAGCACACGAGAAATACTGGCGTTCAGTCGCTGTATGTTTAGGCTCAACTGTAGCTATTGTTAGGGATGATATAGGTGTAGACATTGTAAAAATAAATGCTATACCCAACTTAACAGAGGTATTGAGATGGCAGTAGTTGGAGCAATAGTTGCTGGTGGTGCTGCTGCTTATGTAGGATGGACTGCTGTTGCCGTAGTTGGTTCTGCCGTAGTTGGTGCGGTTGTGTTTGATTATCTGGAAGATGCCTTAATCCCCGATATGCCTGACCTTGGTGCTATGAGTACCGCACAAGGGGCAATGATAAACAAAGCATCCAATAACGCACCTATTCCTATCATATATGGAAGAAGGACTGTTGGCGCCACTCGGGTGTTTGTTGAAACAAACTCTACAGACCACAAACAACTTCATTTAGTTTTGGCTATATCCGAAGGTGAAATCAATTCAGTTGAAAAGATATATGTAAATGATGTGCTATCAACTGATAGTAAGTTTGATGGCGTTTTATGGACTTACACCCACAACGGTACAGATAGTCAAACGGTAGATACATGGTTAAAGGGTAACGTGTCGGGTTGGACGGACGACCACCGACTACAGGGAACGGCATACGCTTATATACGATTAAAATTTGACCAAGATGCTTATCCGCAAGGCATGCCAACTATCACTTTTGATGTTAAAGGAACTAAGGTTTATGACCCTCGGGATTCAACAACATCTTGGAGTAATAATCCCGCATTATGTATTCGTGATTATTTGACAAATAGTCGCTATGGGCGGGGAATTGACACCTCACTAATTGACGATACTACGTTTAGTGCCGCGGCTACTTATTGCGAAGAGGATGTTACTATTGGTGGCTCAACCAAATCCCGTTATACTTGTAATGGAATTGTTGATACATCAAAAGGCTCAATTCAAATATTAAGACAATTGCTTACTTCGTGTAGAGGGTTTTTAATCTTTAGCGGTGGTAAGTATAAGCTAGTCATAAACAAACCGGAAACAGCTAACTTTACCTTTTCAGAAGATAATATTATTGGCTCTTGGTCTATTAAATTAGGCGATAAAAATTCTCAAGTCAACAGGATTAGAGCGAACTTTATAAACCGATATAGAAACAATCAGCCGGACATTGCGGTTGTTGATTCACCAAGTTTGAGAGTATTAGATAATGGACTTCTGTTAGAAAAAACTATTGAGTTGCCATACACCTCAGATATTGACCGGGCTAAGATGTTGGCTACTTTGGCGATTAATCAGTCTCGCCAAAGTATCGTGTGCGAATTTACAGCTACTATTGAGGCTCTAAGATGTGAAGTTGGTGATGTGGCTTATATAAAGCATGACACTCCGGGCTGGTCATCACTTAATGCGAACGCAGGCAAGTTGTTTCGCATCATGCAAATCACTTTAAAGAATAATGACGAGGTGCGTGTTTTATGTTCAGAATACGACCCAAACTCTTTTAACTTTGGCGTTATTCCTATATCGGATACAGCACCAAATACTAACTTACCCGATGCTACTCAAGTTGGTTCGCCAACAGCACTTTCGGTAACTGAAGAATTATATGTAACGGCTACTGGTAAAGGCGCACAAGTTAGAGCAAATCTAACGTGGGGTCAGCCAACAGATGCGTTTGTTACTGCTTATGATGTTGAATATAAGAATGGCACGGCTGATTGGGAGTTTGTCACAACAACTAAAGCATTAAGCGCAAGAGTCAACGATTTAAAAGCTAATGATTACTATTTCAGAGTTAGAGCAATCAATACAATGGGTGTTCGCTCTGATTGGACTGAAACCAATAAGATTATATTTGCTGGATTAACAACGCCACCGTCAGTAGTAACTAACTTTAGTGTTAGAGCAATTGATGGCTCGTGTCATTTACAATGGGATAGAGCAACCGATATTGATGTGCTACACGGTGGATTTATTAGAATCAGACATACACCAATGACTTCTGGTGTTACTTGGGCGCACGGTACTGATATTGGCGAGGCATTAGCTGGAACTGCTACAAATGTTGTATTGCCGTTATTGGCTGGTACTTATATGGCTAAGGCTGTTGATAGTGCTGGTAACTTCTCAACTGATGATGCTCAAGCCTTTACAACCGTTCCGAATATTATGTCGTTTAATGTTGTTTCAACATTGACCGAACACCCAACCTTTACTGGTCAGAAAGAAGATACAACTATATCTGGCGTAGTATTAAGATTAGATGGCGCACCAAATCCTATTATTTTAGAAGATGGTTTCCAGTTATTAACCGAAGCTGGTGAAACAATTGAAACAGAAGTGGCACAATCAGCGGTTGTTGATGCTTATGGTGAATATTACTTTGCTAATGACTTAGACCTTGGTGCTGTATATACAAGCCGTGTATCGGCAAATATGGTTGCTTCTGGTTATGTTGTAAGTGATGTTGTAGACAATAGAGCAGACAATATCGACACTTGGGCAAACTTTGATGGTGAACCCTCAGATGCGGTATCAGCACAGCTACAAATCAGAACAACAGCAGACAACCCAGCAGCATCCCCAACGTGGACAACTTGGAATCCTTTAGTTGTTGGTGATTATCACGCACGAGCGTATGAATTTCGTGTAATATTCAATTCAACAGATTCATCAAGAAACATAGACGTTTCAACTTTAGAAGTGACAGTAGATATGCCAGACAGAAACGAAAGAGCGCAGAATGTAACAGTTCCAGTAGGTGGCTCGTCAATCACTTATGCTAACGCTTTTAAAGACGTACCAAGTCTTGGTATTACTGCTCAAAATGCAGATGGCAATGATTGGTTTTCATTAACTAATGAAACATCAACTGGCTTTAGTATTGAGTTTTTTAATGGAAATAACTCTGTTGAAAGAAGTATAAATTATATGGCTACTGGTTACGGTAAGGCAGTTTAGGAGAATAAATGTCACAACAAGATTACACAATTGATAACGCAACTGGTGCTGCTGTAAGGGCAGATTTAAATGCTACACTTCAAGCAATAGTTTCAGCTAATAGTGGCACAGGCGAACCATCTACAATGTTTGCTTACCAAATATGGGCAGATACTACGGCTAACAAATTAAAGATTAGAAACGGTGCTAATAACGCTTGGTATGATGTTGGCGCTTTAGATAGTGCTAATCTTGGTTTAATGTTGGCTTCATACTTTCCAAATATTAATGCTAACGTAACAGCAACAGATGAAGAAATTAATAAGCTTGATGGCTTAACAGCAACAACAACCGAATTAAACTTACTGTCTGGTAAAACGGCAATACCAACGGCTGCTGATGCTTACCCGATTGGCTCAATCTATATGAACGCTTCTAATAGTGCTAACCCAGCTTCATTGCTTGGCTTTGGCACTTGGGCATCATTTGGTGCTGGTAGAGTGTTAGTTGGCTTAGATTCAACACAGAGTGAATTTAACGCTATTGGTGAAACTGGTGGTGCTAAAACTGCTGCTCATACATTAACAACTGCTGAACTTCCCGCTCACAGTCACGACTACGCTGGTGGCGAGTATACTGGCGCTAATGATTACGGCACTAATATGTCAGTTAATAATCTAGCCTCTACAACTGATGGTAGGTCTAAAAACTTTAATTCAGAATCAGTTGGAAGCGGTGGCTCACATTCTCACTCAACATTACAACCATATATAGTCGTGTATATGTGGAAACGCACAGCATAATGGCATTTCAAGGACTATTAACAACAAGCCTAGACAATGAGCCGTCTATTACTGGTGATGTTATTAATCAAACATTATTAAGAGCAACTGCTGATAGTGTTGTTTCATTAGGTGGCGATGTAAAAACACTACCATTATTTAGTGCTTCGGTAAATTTAAACGTTAGTGTTATTGGTTTGCCAGAGATTAACGAATTAGATGTTTTAGATTTTGTTGATTATTTTAGAACAGAAAATAATATTAATTTTTTAGTTACTGAAGATGGTAACTTCTTGGAGATGTAAGAATGACAGAAATATATTTAAATAATGATAATTTATTAAGCGTTGCAGGGTTAAAAAATGCTTCATCTGGTTCATTTATGAATGATGCCACCGTAACGGCAACCTTAAAAGATTCAGCAAATGCCGTGGTAACTGGACAAACCTTTCCATTAACCCTTGCCTATATGGCTGGAACTGATGGAAATTATCAAGCAACATTACAAGACACATTAAACATAACTGAAAGCACAATATATACAGCGGAAATTACAGCCACATCTTCATCGGGTCTGGTTGCTAAATGGAATATGGAATTAACAGCAACTAAAAGGACAGCATAATGGCAGACAAGAAAATAAGTGAATTAACCGAATTAACCACTCCAGATGGAACAGAAGAATTAGTTGTTAATGATAGCGGTGTTAGTAAAAAGGTTCAGATTGATAATTTACTAGCAGGTGGTACTATCAGTAACTTCACCTCAACAGGTATTGATGATAACGCTACGAGTACAGCT